GGAGCGCGACGTTATCTTCCGAGTAGCCCGTACAATGGATGAGATGCAGAAGGAAGTGGTTGTCGAAAGCAAGCGCATCGGTGATATTGAAACACAAGACCAAACGCCTTGGGGTGAGTTTAGAGCAACACACACGGCCCTTGATATCTTACAGCGCTACGGCTGGACAATAGTAGGGGAGAGCAGCAAGTACATCTATCTGCTGCGCCCAGGATCAACGGACAGCAAAACGAGTGGTGTGATATTTAAAGACACCGAGCTTTTTTGGCCGTGGACAACAAGCAGCGCCTTTGAGGCGGAGATGCCCTATGACGGATTCCAATGCTATACCTTATTAGAACACGGCGGTAGCTTTGATGATGCCATCAAGGATATCAGAGAACAAGGCTATGGCAAGCGCTATGAGTTAAGTGCACCGAATGACTTTAATATAGATTTAGATGATGAAGAAGTACAGGAAGAGATGGGCCAGCTACTGGCAAAGCTACGCGTTGACTCTACTATTGAGGTATCCCAACCTCCTAAAGCTCTCGAGATGGTTTTTGGTCAAAATAGCTACATCATCGGCTCCTTTGGAAACTTTAGCCTCGTGCAAGGAAAAGCGAAGAGCCGCAAGAGCTTCTTCCTATCAGCACTCGCTGCGGCAGCATCATCGGACTCAATGGTATGCGAGCACCTCCGAGGGTACATCTACCCGCGTAAGGTCATATATATTGACACCGAGCAAGGAGACTTCCACGCCGCTAAGGCGAAGAAGAGAGTGCACGAGATGGCTGGACTGCAAGGCAACCTCAACTACGACCATATCGAGTACATCAAGCTCCGCAGCTTGGATACAAACGCGCTCCGACTCGCTGCAATAGATTACATCTTTAGAACGGAGGAGAACATCGGGTATATGGTCATCGATGGTATCGCTGATGTAGCCTCTAAGGGTGTGAATGATGAGGAGGAAGCCACAGCAATAGCCTCTAAGCTACTGAAGTGGACAGCAGAATACAACTGCCACATCACCGTTGTGCTGCACGAGAACAAGAACGATAGAAATGCTAAGGGACACCTCGGGCAGTATATCGTTCAGAAGAGCGAGAGCACTTTTAGCGCTAAGAAGAGTGAGCACAATAGAGATATCACTGAGATCACACCCGAGTACACAAGGAACATAGAACCGCCAGCGATTGAGATGAGTATTGGTGGCTTTGATCTTGTTGAGTTCAGCGAGGTTGAGGTTGATGAGTTCTACAACAAAACACGCGTTTGGACTGATGAGGATAAGCACCGCATTGCCGCTAAGATATTAGGTAAGAGCAAAGGCGATGCTGCTACCTTCATACGCGATACGGAGGACTGCAAGCGCAAGGATGCTGAAAAGGTTTTGGCATTGATGGAAGAAAATAGTATTATACATTGGGATGGTAAGCGCCCCAAGATTGTAGCGCTTGGCCCTAAAGATGGTGAAGACCCTATTGATTTATGATAGACCTAAAGACACGAAATAAGATAGCACAGCTCATTGTAGATATGCACATAGGCGAGAAGAAGCCTATACGCAAGCAAGAGATGCTTCCATTAATTAAGGAGGTAAACGATACGGCAATCATCGGCCACGCCATTCGCTTTGTAAAGAATGACAGCACAGGTGAGGTCACACACATTAAGAAATATAGAAAAACCGCCATAGAAAAAAGAATAGAGAATGAAACGTGAATGCATCAAGTGTAAGAAAGAACACCCCATTGAGGACTTCTACCCATTAGAGAGAGGTAGAGATGGCAGAAGAGCGCGCTGCAAGCATTGTGAGAAAGAGTACCGCGATGCTAATAAGAAGCCTGTGATGCCCCGCGATGGTGAACCTTTCCGCCTTGATACCAACACGGTACACAACCATTTCTACATCCACTTTGGATTCACTGAGTACCGCTACAACCCAACCGAATGGAGTGAGCGCGCTAAGTACATCATAGATAAAACAATAACAACAACAACAACTAAAAACAACAAGCTATGACATTTCCCGACAGCTACCTTGATGATGGCAACCCGTGGACAACGGACAGCGAATGCTGCGCAGAGTGCGGCAAAGAAACTGAGAACTATGCACTGATTGATTCAGAACCAGTGTGCCAAGACTGCGAGCATAGTGTCTATTAAGATTAATCAACTCGACCTCTTTAGTGGTATCGGAGGATTCCACCTTGGCTTTGAACGTGCTGGCTATGAGGTTACGAGTTACTTCTCGGAAATAGATAAGCACGCTGTAGCAGTATATCAACACAAATTTAAAGATGCAACTTATGTCGGATCAGTTACTGATGTTCGAGGAGCAGACCTCCCCAACATCGACCTCATCACTTTCGGTTCTCCTTGTCAAGACTTTAGCCTCGCTGGAAAGCGTAAAGGGATGGACGGAGAACGAAGTAGCCTTATCCTTGAAGCAATACGCCTTATCACCGAATGCCAACCACGAGCTTTTGTGTGGGAGAATGTTAAGGGAACATTCAGCTCAAACGATGGCGAAGATTTTGCGGCAATCCTCCAAGCCTTTGCCAACATTGGGGGCTATAGACTTGAATGGCAATTGCTTAATACATCGTGGTTTTTACCCCAAAACCGAGAGCGCATTTACCTTGTCGGATATTCTACAACCCCCACAGGAGATTGGGGAGGAGTTTTTCCTATCGGAGAAGCAAGTGGAGAGCCTCAGCAACGGCCCGCAAAAATCGCATCTGCACTACAACACCCTGGCCACAGCGGAGGAAACTACCGAGGAATGAATATGATAGCGCAGCCTAACTATGAGATAGGAGACTATCGTAGCGATGAAGGGTGGAGGCCTCGCAAAGATGGTAACTGCCCTACGTTAGCTGCAAGAGCAAGGCAAGACGGTAGCGGTCAACCTATATTAAAGACAGTAGAACCTCTCAAGATTAAGGTAGCCAATAAGAAAGGATACCAAGAGGCTGTAGATGGTGATGCAATACGATTGTATCAACCCAACAGCGAAACGCAAAGAGGAAGAGTAGGTAAAGGTGTGGCACATACCTTAGAGACTACTGGACAGCAAGGCGTGGTGCAGCCTAACTACGAGATAGTGAAGCAAAGGGTTTGGGTTCGTAAGCATAAGGTAGATATTGAAGGACTACAAGAGCTACTGCGCTCACATAAGAGTAAAACAAATAAGGAAATAGCAGAGTCTTTAAATCAGCCTATAACTAAAATAGAACATTGGTTTAGAAAAGATAAGGGAGGGTTTAGTATACCAGAGGCAGAGCTTTGGAATGACTTAAAAGCATTGCTTGAAATTACTACTACGGAATACGATGCTCAAGTAACTGAATTTGTAGAGCAAGATGGTAAGTATGACCAAGCAGAAAGAGTTTACAATACCGAAGGATTAGCACCTACCTTAACACTTGCTCAAGAGGTAAAGATTAAAGAAAAAGCGGTAGTGCAGCCAGTACAAATAGGGCAAAGCTCTAAAACCTTTGCACATAAAAGCGGAACGCTTATAGGAGAGGACGGTCAAGATGCTTTTACCATTAGAAGCTCTAACCCTAATGGGGTTAAAGACCAAAACTACCGCATTCGTAGGCTTACACCTATAGAGTGTGAACGATTACAAGGCTTCCCCGATAACCATACCGAGTACGGGGTATATGATGGTGAGGTGAAGAAGATGAGCAACACACAGCGCTACAAACAATGCGGTAACGCCGTTACCGTTGATGTAGTCAAGGCAGTAGCACAGCAACTAATACCTATCTACAATGCCTAACTCACCGAAAAGAAAGCAGCGCCCTTGGCTTCAAGGTAGTCAACAGCACAGCCAGGATCGTAAGGAGCGCAACAAGTTCTACAACACTACAAGGTGGCGTAAGCTGCGTGCTATGTTCATCAAAGAGCAGCCGCTATGTATTGAGTGCAATGGTATCGGTGAGGTCGTTGACCACATCACGCCCATCAGATTAGGAGGCGATGAGTTGAGCTGGGACAATCTACAAACGATGTGCCATCGATGCCACAACGTTAAGAGTGGAAAGGAGGCACACCTATGAACGAGGAGAAGCTGTTTAACTACATCAAGGCTAAGTATATTGATGACCTACAACCAACGCAAGGGTACTGCTCCTTCGATGGGTACAGCATCAAATACCAAGCGCTCGTAGAGCTGAAGTGTAGAGCCAAGCACTATGATGATATGATGATAGAGCAGCAGAAGTACAAGGCGCTGATGCGTGAGGCAGATACCTTTGGCTTTGTTGTGTATTATGTTTGCTCTACACCTAAAGGTATATACTGCTGGAGCCTGTTAACTATTAAAGCTCCAGTGTGGTACGAGAATGAGACGATGCCAAAGAGTACAGCGTTCGATGACAAGAGCGTAACCTCCAAGGCAGTAGGATACTTAGGTATCGACAGCTCAACAAGATTATAGGAGGGGGGTTGTAAATGTCTGAGTACAACACACTTACATCGCCACCCCCGTCTTCTTTACACGCAGTCGAAATGAAAAGGGTAAAAGTCGGGCAGTGTTCCCGAATAAAATGATAAAATATAGGCACTATGCCAGGAAGAAAACCAAAGCCAACAGCGATGCTGAAGGCAGCAGATACTTATAGAAAAGACCGTCACGAAGAGCGCCTTGAAGTGCAAGGCCGCCCAGTGCTCCCAACCTACCAAAGTGCAGAAGAGACTTTTGACTGGTTGGTTAAGCACCTTGATGATCTTGGCGTTGTTGCAGAACTTGATGCCATCGCATTGCAAATGATAAGCGATGCGTGGGAGGACTATTGCGCAAGCCGAGCAGTGATTAAAAGATTAGGCCCAACCTATGCGACCACCACAGCACAAGGTGACGAGATGCATAGACCAAGGCCCGAGCTTGCAATGATGAATGGTGCGTGGGATAGAATCAAAAAGATGCTCCCCGAGTTTGGACTCACCGCAGCGGCAAGAGCCAAGTTGAGCACACCCGAGAAGATTGATAGTTTAGAAGATTTATTAGGAGAGTGATATGGAGATAAATACAATACATAACAGCGACTGGATGAGCAACGGACTACCTGACCAATCCGTTGACTTAATAATTGCAGACCCACCATACTTTGAAGTGAAGGGTGATTTTGACTTTATATGGGACTCCTTTGATGACTACCTTAAAGATGTAGAAAAGTGGGCAATTGAATGCAAGAGGGTGCTGAAAGATAACGGTACCTTATTTTGGTATGGCGATGACAAGCGTATAGCTTATGCTCAAATCATATTCGATAAACATTTTAGTTTAATAAATAGCTTGATTTGGTATAAATATAATCTTAGGGGTGGTATGTTTGGAAGCACCGGGGGAGATAGCGTTAGAAGTTTTCCGATATGCACTGAGCGCATCTTGATGTACGATAAAGGCGAAGATAAAAGTGGTGCTTATATGATATTTGCAAACCCCGAACTCTTTATGCCTATCAAAAAGTATTTAGATGAAGAGCACGAAAAGACTGGATTAACACTTAGAGAAATGTGCGATACTTATGGATCGACTTGCAGTCATTATTTTGGATTCTCAAAAAGAAACAAAGAGCAATTCTCAATACCCACAAAAGAGAAATATGAATTACTTCAAAAAACTGGATTCTTCAATCGTGATTACGAAGAGCTGCGCAAAGAATACGAAGAGCTGCGCAAAGAATACGAAGAGCTGCGCAGACCATTCAGCAACTTCTTAAATTTGAATGAGGTTTTACAGTTTAACACAAATACTAATAAAACATACCAGCACGATACGATTAAGCCAGAAAAACTAACCCGCGCTTTAATGTTGACTTGTTCCAAGGCGGATGCTTTGGTTTTGGTTCCATTTGCTGGTAGTGGAACGGAATGCGCAATGGCGCAAAAAGAGAATCGCAACTTTATAGGTTTTGAGATAGACGAGAAATATCACGAGGTTGCAATGAATAGATTAAAGCACCAGCAAGAGAAGAGCAAACAGCAAAGCCTTTTTTAATATGTACGACAGCAACAAAGCAGATAAGGTCATCAGATTTATAGAGCGTGTGTGTACACACGTTAAAGGTGACCTCGCAGCAAAGCCATTCATATTAGAGGAGTGGCAGATAGAATACATCCGCCAACTCTTTGGTACGGTAAACCAAGACGGTACTCGGCAGTACCGCACCTCTTTTGTGTTCATCCCGCGTAAGAATGGAAAGAGTAACCTACTCGCTGCTATTGGTTTGGCTTTGCTATTCGTAGAGAAAGAGCCAGGAGCGGAGATATATGTATGCGCCTCATCACGCGACCAAGCAAACGCAATCTATGACGTATGTAAGCAAATGGTTCGGAATCAACCTGTACTCGAGCGCGCTTGTAAGGTGTACCGCAACTCGATTGTTCTTAACGGCACCAACTCATTCCTTAAAGCTGTCGCTGCGGATGCTGGTGTTTTGCACGGGAGCAATGCGAGTGCGGTATTGTATGATGAGGTGCACACTGCTAAAAACCGTGAGCTTTGGGATGTAATGGCTACCTCTATGGGTGCACGTTCCCAGCCGCTTATGTTCGGCATCTCTACTGCGGGCCTCTTCGATCCCAACAGCGTTTGCTATGAGCTTTATGATTATGGGAAGAAGGTGCGCAGCGGAATCATTGAGGACAGCACTTTCTTGCCACTTATATATGAGGCCTCTCTTGATGATGATATCCATAGTGAGGAGACG